TCAGTCATGGTTCGATCCCTCCCAATGACCATGTTCCTTCATAATCGCAATGACTTGATCAGCATACGGCTCATCCCTATTGATGACGAGGTAAGTATTATTAAATTTCCTTCCTTCTTCTTGACGGTGTACCGCAATATCTCGGACGATTTCAACTAAATTGGCTATTTGTGCATCTGTTAGGTATCGAAGATCGTCATTTTTAATAACGGTATATTTACTCATGGTTCGGTTCCTCCTTCACCGTACACCGATACATTTTCCTAGCCGCACACAATTCCTACCGAGACGATGTACGCGGCATATCTTATTCAGCGCGTTTTCCCGTGCTTCTTCCTCGTTTCTGCCAATTCCCTTTGCTTCGCCTTCCAGAAAGAACGTCATCGTTTGGATATATCCTTCAAACGTGTATTCGCGGTACTCATCCATTCCCTTTTCCCTCCAATCCGGTCAATTCAAACAACTTTTCTTTTGCTTGTTTTCTGACCATTGCTGTACCTTGTAAGTAATCCTCCATCGCCAACCGCCACTCCAGCACAAGCCACCGTAGTTTCCGACATTTGTTGCAGAAAATCGGCAAATGATCGTCTCACTTCCGGTACGTACATACTTTCCCGACACCCCTCAATATCCGTTCGCTTGCCGCTCGTGGTTGACGCGTTTTTTTTCAACGTAGGCGGTCGCGATCTGGTCGTGAACGAATAAAATAACATCTGACATTCAATTTCAGGAGGGATTCGTATGTATATCCCCCATTTCTTGATTCAAGTAGCGATACTCACAATATTTGTCATTTCAGCCTATAGAGCCATCAGTAACCTGAGCACTAAGACGCTGTTAGACTGCCTATTTGTTTTGATTATGCGCCTCTATCACGCATTCGTCTGAACTGCTTCGCCCATTCCATACCTCCTATTGGGTGATGGTGGAGGATGTTTGTCCTCCCTCAGAATAGTGTTAATTGCCTTCCGGCGTGTTCGGCTGCTACCGGGTTGATCCAGAGGACTTCTGTTCTGATGCGGCCCATATCTGCCACCACCTGTCTTTCTTCCCGGTGCCAATGTTTCAATCGCTTGTTGTAAAGTGGATGGTCGTATCCGGAAAGCAATACCGGTCCTGGATGATCGTCGAGTGCGTCAAGCAGTTCAATATGGTCGGCGTCCTTCATCTCGTGCTTGTAAAGTCGTTTGTTTCGAGTTGACAGGATGTAGGGCGGATCAGCATAAATCAGGACACTCGAAACCTTGTACCGGCTTATCAGCTGCAATGCAGGCTGTTGCTCAATTTGAACGGTTTTTAATCGATCTGTTACGGCCATAATCCGATCAGGCAAGCCGCTCCACTGTTCAGGCATCCTGTTGTTTGGTGCTTTTGATATGTCGATATTGTGCTTCCATCCGGTCCGATCAGATGTTTTCCCGCCTCGTGACATCCAGCATCGAACTAGAAACCGCCTTGCGCGTTCAAGCTCGCCCACGTCCTCCTGAACGTATGAAGCGTAATATTCCTCGCGGCTGTACGGCGTCCAATATACCAGCCGCGCTAGTTCTTCCGGCCGGTCCCGAATCACGCGGAACAGGTTGACCACGTCGCCGTCAATGTCATTGATCGTTTCCAACGGAGACGGTGCCTTATTGAAGAACACCGCCCCGGATCCAAAGAACGGCTCAAGATACGTCGTATGCGGCGGCATATGGCTGATGATCCACTCGGCCATGCTCCACTTGCTGCCGGGGTAGTGTAATATGCGAGGAGCGCTCATTCGTTTGTCCTCCCTGGGTGGTGTTTTATCCCGGTCCTCCTGTCGGGGACGGTATCGGCGGTCCGGGCTACATCGATAGCTGCAGTTGCCCAACCGTATCCTTGTATCGCTCGTAAACAAGCCGATTACCACTACCCGTGCAATGCTCCGGCAGGTTGGCCCGGACAAGCGCCTCCGCGAACGGCGGCGGTACGGAATTGCCGCAGCGCGCGACCTGCTCTGATTTTGGATACGGCTTACCGCTGACATCCCGGTCGATGATGTACGTCGGCGGAAACCCCTGTGCGGCAAACAGTTCGTGTGGCTCCAGCATCCGCATACCGATGTCTACGATCTGATAGTCGACTCCCTCGATGGTGACTAACCCGAACCGGTCTTTGGTAGTGATCGTGTGCAGCGGATCATCCAGCTGCTGGCCGTTGTCGGTGCTACCGTAATATTTGAGCAGGAAAGCCCGGACTTCTCCAAAATGGTTTCCGCCGGCGGTGATCGTCTGCAGCGGTTCCGTGACTGGCTGGCCGATGTTGGTGCCGCGCATTTTTACCAGGTGCGACGTTACGAGCGCAAAACGGTTCGACGTGTCTTGCGTGAGCAAAGGTCGGTCCAGCGTCTGACCGCGGGCGTCATGATTGATCTCGGTGTGGTACTTGGCAAGGAATGCGGCCACCAACTGGCTTTTCCCCATTCCTCCGGCAGTGATCGTTCCAAGAGGTTCATCCACCCCGTGACCAACCGACTGACCGAATTGCCGAGCAATAACCGGTGCCACGATCCCCCAGCCGTTCTTTGCCGTGATTGTCTGCATCGGTTCGTCGATCCGCTGACCTCTGAAACGCTCCCCATGATGGTTCACCTTGATGATGAACGGGTTTGGGTTATTCATGACGAACTTCATGATTCCCCGAGCGATCCGCCGCATCGTGTTTTCCGCGAGTGGCCGCTTCCGCTCGAAGATCGACGGGCACGGGATCGACCAGTCGATGATCTCGGCTGCTGTCCGCCATGGTTTCAGCTTGCCGCTCTTTACCGCCGCGCTCTCTGGATCTCCGTGCGTCGGCTCCGGCCAGACGATCGGGCGGCCGTCGCACCGCGCTATCAGGAAAAGCCGTTTGCGAATCGTGGGCGCTCCATAATCGCAGGCCCTCAACTCCCTCCAGTCAACCTGGTATCCCTGCCGACGAAGCGCATTGACGAATGTTTTGAACGTCCGGCCCTTTTGCTTCGGGTCAGGATAGCCGTTCTTATCCAACGGCCCCCACGTCACGAACTCCTCGACGTTTTCGAGGATGATCACCCGCGGCCGGACCGTTGCCGCCCAGCGAAGCGCCACCCAGGCAAGACCGCGGATATTCTTGTCCCGCGGCTTACCGCCTTTCGCCTTGCTGAAATGCGTGCAGTCCGGCGAGAACCAGCACAGCGCTACCGGGCGGCCGGCTGTCACCGTGCGCGGGTCGACGTCCCATACTGATTCGCAGTAGTGTACCGTCTCCGGGTGATTGGCTTCGTGCATCGCGATCGCTGCTGGATCGTGGTTGATCGCGATGTCCACGCTGCGGCCGGTCGCCATCTCGATACCTGTTGAGGCGCCGCCCCCGCCGGCGAAGTTGTCGACAAAGATTTCGTCGCGCCAGTAATCTTCGCGTCTGACCTTCATCTATGGTTTGCCTCCTTCTTGCGCCACAAAGCCTGATAGTGCCGCAGCGTACTCAACTTGATCTTGTATTTTTCAGCGATTTCCCGATCGCTCATGCCGGCCGCACGATCTTTTTTGTACAGGTGCTCGTTAATCAGCGTCCGTCCCTTGGTCCTGGTTTTTACTCCGTTCGCAATCCGCCGCCGGTGTTTCTCGCGGTTTACCAGGGAAATGATCCCGCTGGCCTTTTCAATCCGATGCGGCGCCCCCAGGTCCATCCCGGGCTTGTAGGCGGCCATTTGCTCGGGTGTGAGGACCCAGACTTTTACGTCTTCGTGGAGGCTCATTTGGGATACACCTTCTTTTCCCGGTAGTTGATCCGTCCGAATTTCTGCCGATTCCGGCGCTTGATCTCTTCAGCCGCGGCTATTTTGTATTTGAGAGGCGCGCCGGCATCGTTAAAGGCGATCTCACATAGCTGTGCGCGAGTTGCTTGCTTCCAGTTCATTCCTCGTCACCGTCCGTTTCGGCCGGGCCGAGTTCTGGCCAAAGGACAATTTGTTCGCCTTGTTCGTTCGATTCGGTCATACTTTCACCTCAACAATCCGAAGATGCGGGTACTTCCGCTCAAATAGCTTCCGCTTGTTAATGTACTCTCGCGTCCGCCGCCCCTTCACGTCCTCGATCTCCGACTTTCCGTCCGCGTAAACTACGAGGAAGTCAGCCACATATTCAAGCTTTCCGATCCATTCGCCGTTCTTTTCGTAGCCTTCTTGGAGCAGAAAGCGAGGCTGCCTAACGAAAAGTCGGACGATTCCCTTCTCCATGAGCATTTTCAGCTCACAATACCGGTTGGCTTCGGCCCGGCTGTCGAAGGTGATGCCGTCAACAACAGTCCGAATATTTCGCATCTTGCTCGGTTTGGCGTCCGGCTTCTGACCCGTGATTCGTGCGAAATCAGTCTCAGTCAGCCTCATGATACTCGACCTCCATACATATCTGGGATATTCCGGCCGCGGCTCTGCTGTGGCGGTGGAGGCGAGATCGGCTCGTCGTCATGTCCACGGTCCAGGCTGACGAACTTGTTGAAGTTCTTAAGGAAAACAAGCTCCACCGTTCCGACCGGGCCGTTCCGCTGCTTGGCGATGATGATTTCGATAATGTTCTTCTTCTCGGTCTCGGCATTGTAATAATCGTCCCGGTAGAGGAAGGCGACGATGTCGGCGTCCTGTTCGATTGCGCCAGACTCCCGAAGATCGGACATCATCGGACGCTTGTCCTGCCGCTGCTCGACGCCCCGGGAGAGTTGCGAGAGCGCGATGACCGGCACTTCCAGTTCCCGCGCGAGCTGCTTGAGTGTCCGGGAGATTTGCGAGACTTCCTCTTGCCGGTTGGCGCCGCGCCGGCCGCTGCCTTGGATAAGCTGGAGGTAGTCGATCAAGACCATGCCGAGCCCATTTTCTTTCTTAAGCCGCCGGCATTTAGAGCGGATTTCGTTGACCGTTATGCCGGGCGTGTCGTCGATATAAATTTTGGCTTCCGACAGCGCTCCGACGGCGTGGCTCATCTTCTCCCAATCGTCGCCCTCGAAGAAGCCGGTCCTCATGCGGCTACCGTCAACATTCGCTTCCGCGCATATCATCCTTTCCACCAGCTGGCCGGCCGACATTTCGAGGCTGAATATTGCCACGGTTTCGCCCGTGCGTACAGCTACGTTTTGGGCGATGTTCAGGGCGAATGCGGTCTTGCCCACCGACGGCCGCGCTGCGACGATGATTAGATCACTGCGCTGGAATCCCGCCGTCATCCTATCGAGATCGGGAAATCCGGATGGGATGCCCGTCACGCCGCCGAAGGAGTTGCGGTTGTTATAGCGCTGCTCGGCGCGCTCCCAAACTTCGATGAGCACGTCCTTGATCGGGACGAACTCTTTGGCCGGCGTCGCTTGGTCCGATAGCCGGGAGACCGCCGCCTCGGCCATCGAGATAAACCCGTTGATGTCATCCTGACGCGCCGCCTGTCGAAGCATTTCCATGACCGTCTCGATCGCTTGGCGCCGCAGAAACATCTCGGAAACCCGATCGGCGTAGTATCCGACGTTGGCCGTGGACGGGACCGAATTCGCGAGCTTGGTAAGGTACATGACACCTCCGACGTCCTCCAGCTCCTTACTGTCCTGCAGCTGCGCCGTGATCGAAACAAGGTCAATCGGCTCGTCAGCGTCATGCAATTTGATCATTGCCCGGAAGATACGGGCATGCTGCCTGTCGAAGAACTCGCCGCCTTGCAGCGTTTCGCGGACGACCTCAATCGTCCCGGGTTCGGTTAGGATCGCCCCGAGTACCGCTTGCTCAGCTGCGATGTCGCACGGGGTTTCGATTCCGAGAAATTCTTCAATCGCGTTCATCCTGCATCCCCTTTCAGCTTCGCGCGAACACTATCCCAGTAACCCGGTGGCGGTTCCGATCCGTCTTTTCGCCATCGCTCAAGCTGTTCGAAGTAGGCGACGGCCTCGTCCTTGCTCCGCTGGCTGTCCATTTGCTCGCCAAGCCGACCACGGATGTCGGCGATCGTCGGCGGAAACCGTTCGGTCATGATGTGCTGTTCGACGTTCTTCAAGGCGGCCTCGAACGGGAAATCGCGAAGGTATTTATAATGCCGCTCAATGCTCTCGTCGCTTACGTCAAAATTGGGATAGTTCTGCTTGATTTCGATGAGCAGATCAAAAACTTCCGCTCTGTTCACGTAGCCTTGCCTCCTCCCGTTTTCGTCGCAGTTCCTCGAGTTCAATCTGCTGCTTGGTTCGTTTCGGTGATCCAAGGGCGACTGACACGTGCGGCACCGCATCAGTTATGGGGGTGTTTCTCTTCACCCACTCGTCATAGCAGCAAGGAATGCAATATGTGATCGTGCGTATCTCATCGCGCACGTGCTTCGGTTTAAACTCGGCAAAGGAGCGGTCGATGCACTCTTTAATCAGGTCAACTGGTATTCCGTCGGCCAACATTTTGCGGATTGCGGCGAAGTCAGAAGGGCTGACCATATTTCCTTTGCCTCGTCGTTGCAGGAAATGTCGTTCGACTTCCTGGGCCTGCCGGAAAATTTCGTCGTCTCCTTCTATAGCAGCAGTAGTATTATTGTTTTTAATATTGTCTTTAATATTGTTTTTAGGATGCCGATCAACCATAGAGCCACAAGGGTTTTTGCCCATTTGCAGTTCCTGTTTTGGTAACTGGTCAGTTACCGTTTCAGTAACTTGGTGGTTACTGTTTTGGTAACCGATGTTCCCATTTTGGTAACTCTGCGGTTCCTGTTTTGGTAACTTTCGTTCGTTCAGATTGAGTGCTATAAGCTCGTTGTATTCCTCGTAGTTCCATCCTCTGACCTGGCTGATTTGCCATTTTTCGTAATCCTTGATGAAAGAGAAGATCATGTTTTCCTTGTCCCATTCAATGACCCGGCAGTCCACCAGGAACTCGAGTTCGCTCTTGATGTGCGTTTTCCCAACCCCGCATAAAGCAAAGTGTTTTAGCATTGGTATATGAGCGGTTTTCTTTCCGCATCCGTAAGACAGGCGAAGAAGGAAGAGGAGGATGTCTTTCTGTCGCTTCGTAAAGTCGCGACGTATGATTTCATCCCAAATCTTGTTTGCGATCCTGATATAACCGTTCTCGATTTGAGGACTTGCCATCCGTCAGACACCCCCTCTTTCCTCCAAATCATCCGGCGGCGCAGGTTTCAAAGCGGAATAACCTTCCTCGTTCCGGTGTACCGATGCACCAGATGCATTTCCGTGGATGTATGCTTCGAGACAAGCCAATTCTGCGGGTCCGATCCGACCTTCTGGATCAGCTTCTTTTGCCGGAGCGTAGGTCTTTTCCCGTTCTTCACTTCTCTTGTCTCCTTTCTTCTTGTAGAAAAATAGTTGGGTACTGCGCGCGGACAACGCGCCATCCGGGATAAGCGAGGGCGAAGTATGCCTTTACCCTCGCCTTGAACTCTTCCGGATCCCTATCCTTGATCCGCCATACATGATCGGCGATTCGCGATTGGAGAAGCGGCCTTCCATATTCGTCCGGGTATTTGACTTCCATGCGATTCACCGTCCGCAAATGTATACCGGCTTACCTGCAATCGATTGGATCTCCCGTTTAAACAGCGCTTCGTCGCTGTTATTGTCGCTCAAGTGCAGCAGCCAAATCTCCTGCAGCTTCGACAGATCGTTCGCCCGGAGAAAGTCCTTGACGTTCTCAAGACTGAAATGCGATCGGAGCAGCCGGGGCCGCATCGCGGGATGGACGCGGCCGGCGGCGATGTTTGCGTCCAGTATCCGGAGAGAATAGTTGCACTCCACCATCAGGTGCGTAAGCCCGGAAAACGTGTAGCGGCAGTAATAGGTGTCTGTCAAAAACGCCAGCTTATCGCCGTCCTGGTTGGCTAACAGGAAGCCCAGCGGCTCGTCCACGTCGTGCTCGACGTCAAAAGGCATGATCGTCCAGGTGTCGACCGTGAACTGTTCCTTGGAACGAATTACGCGCGCGCGGTGGCCGCTGAGCTTGAGGGCGTCGAACGTCCCTTGGGAGGCGTAGACCGTCACGCCGGCTTTCATGAGGTCCGCCGCGGCGCGGCTATGGTCGCCGTGGTTATGGCTGATCAGGCAGCCCGCAAGGCGGGAGACGCGGAACTCCAGCGCCTTGCGGATGTCGGCGAACCGAAGACCGGCTTCCAGGAGCAGTTCAGTTCGCCCGTCGCTGACGTGGTAGCAGTTGCCGGCCGAGCTGCTGCCGAATGATTGGATCGTAATCATCTCAGAACTCGGGGCCGTCAGCGGCGGCCGCGCCAGCCTCGCTTTGTTCGAAATCGAGTATGTCTTGTTGGAAATCGTCGAACGGTTCCTGTCCGAAGTTTTCCTGCTCCTTAGATTCAGAGGCGGTCTTAGTAGGCGACGGTTCACGTGGCTCGTTCGGAGTATCAGGGGCCAGCTCTGCTTGGATGTCAATCGGCTCCCGATTGGCATGCTCAGCAATTTCAGCCTGGACGGAAGAATACGTGTCGTCCGTCGCCTGAGAGTGAATCAGCTCAACGAATGCGCTGCCGAAGTCTTTCGGGATCTTCTTGACGATGTTGTTCCGCATCTTGCGAATCAGCATCTGTTCACGGCTTTGATACTCCGTCCATGCCGGACTGATGTATTGTTGAAGTTCGGGATCGTCCAATGCCTTCAAGCCGAGTTCCTTGGCCTTCTTCAAGATTTCAGCTTTCTTTGCAGCAATCTTTCGCTTTTGCTCGGCGGTTGCATTCTTCCGATCCTCACAAATATTGAACGTTTCGTTCATGAGGTTATTGTTGATGTGAGCGATGAGGTTTTTCGCCACATCGTCGCGCTCGGCGATAAAATACTGGATGCTGTCGTCCTTGAAAATGATGGGATACACCACCCGGACAACTTCACCGCGGCCGGTAGGCGTCCATTTCGGAGGCGTCATCTCCAATCCGTTGTAAGTGGGGTATTCGAAATGGTCGTGCTCTCGAACAAGCCAGAAGGGGCGAACCTGCTTTACATTTCGGCCAAATCGGGCGAGGATGGCGTCGTTACCGTCACCTTCGATACCCATTTCAATCTGTTTCTTCCAGACCGTTTTTTGATCACGACCGAATCCTGTTGTAAAGGCGACGTTTCGAAGCGTAAAATACACTTCCCGCGGGCTTGCCGCGGCATTAAGTTTCAGAGCCGCCACGTTCAGCAAGATTTGCGTAACATTATTCCGGTCAAGCTGGGGATCGTTCCAATCGATCCCCTTGCTATCCAGAACAGAGTTGATAGCGGAAATTGCATTGATCACACATTGCTTCGAATATTGGTCCATGTTAACGCCGTTGCTGGTAAGCTGCCGCTCGATCATCGGCGCGAACGTATCCGTCACCTTTACAAGCCCAGTTGCGAATGTGCTCATCTTATACAGCCTCCCTCATGTCTTCCCCGACCGCTTCAACACGCAGCTGCTTGTCCGCCGCGCTGACGACCAGACTGATTTTTTGACCGACAGTGTCGATAAGGTCTACGACCGATTCGGCGTTATCGATAAAGATTGGTACCGAAACCCCAAAGTGCTCCGACAGGGTGTTGATGATGTCCAAGCCGACGTTGATCCGCGCCGCGTTATTGAGCCCGGAGCCGTACGGAACGCCTTTGTACGTGGCCTCACAGCATTCTTCCAGCCCGCCGTTGACCTGCTCTTTGAAGAGTTTGAAGCGCGCCAGGCGGAACTTGCTGTTGATTCTCGACTCGAGCATGGCTACCTTCGCGCGGGTGAACTCTTCGGTCAGGTATAGCTCATGTTCCAGCCTTTCGAATTCCTCGGCCAATTCCTTCTCCTGCCGCTCGTACTCGGCGATGCGCCGGCGGGTGGATTCGGCGAGGTCGAACTTGGCAAGGTCTTGCCGGAGCAAAGAAGCTTCTGCGTTCAGGGCATCCAGTTCACGGCGGACCGCTGCAACGGCGTCAAAGGCCGACTCCTGGAGGCTCGCGATCTCCCGGCGGACAGCGGCGATCTCCTCGCTCTTCTGGATGTACGCCGGATGAGACTCGACGTCGGTTACGCTGGCTTGCAGGTCGGCCAATTCCTGCGCCGCAGCGTCGGCTGCCGCCCTCTTGGCATCCCATTGCCCACGGAGCATGTCGATTCTTGCGGCCGCTTCTTCGTTCTCCTTGGCCAGACGGTCCGCTTCGGCCGTCGCCGCCTTGCCGCGTCTGGAGATGGATTCGAGAGCCTCGGCCTTGGACCGGTTGAATTCCGCTAGCGCCTTGGCATGTGCTTCGGCGATCTTTTCTGCAGGCAAGGCTTGTCCGCAGGTCGGGCAGTTTACGTCGTGGGAATGACCGTGGAACTCCTCAGCGTTACGGCTGATCCATTGAGCCCGCAAGCGGTCCGCTTCGGCCCGGCGCTCCGCTATGGCCGCCTCGCGGCTCTTGATGCGGCGTTCAAGCGTCTCGATCTCGAAGCTGATGTCGTCCGCCTCTTGCCGAAAGCGCGCTTCTTCGCGCCGTTTAGCCGCTACCCGGTCGAGCGTGTCACCCTGCAGTTCGTTTTTAAGCTGCTGCAGCTCGCCCTCGAGCTCGCGCAGGCGCCGCTCCTTGACCGCGACCTCGCCGCCGGACTGAATCCGGGTAATTTCGGCGCGCTTCTCGTCCATTTGCGCGGTCAGCTCTGCGATCCGGGCCTCGATCCAACCTTTGTCCAGCCCGTCCGTCTCGGGCATGCTGCGCATGGCTTCGTCGATCCGGACCGGCAGCTTTTCGAGCTGCTCATTGATCTCCTTGCGGCGGGCGGCGATCACGGCCTTGTGCTTCTCGATCGTGCGGCCCTGCAGGATGGCCGGCAGCGCGGCAAGGGATTTGTTCTCGGCAATGACGTCGTCGTCCGTGATATCGCCGCAGACGTCGAGCAATATGGCGCGCGCCTTGCGCCAATCGAGTTTCTCGGAGAAGTACGTGGGGTCTGTCAAGAGGCGGAAATACTCTTCATCGACAAGAGCGGCGACTTCGGCGTCATATTCCTTCTTGCTGACGGGGACGCCATCGATAAAATGATCCGTCGTATGCCCGGAGAATTCGAGCGTAGTGCTGCCGCGCTTGCGGGTGTAAACCTCATGGTAGACCTTACGGAACGTCCGGCGCTGGCCATTGACGAGTAGCGATACCTCGGCTTCGTGGTTCAGGTTATGAAGCGGTTTACCGGAAGCGTCCAGCGTTTTAATGCCGAAATCCTTTTTGTTTTGCGAGTCCTTATCAAAGAGGACCCAGTAAAATCCGTCCGCGATCGTCGTCTTCCCGGCTTCGTTCGTCCCATGGACGCGGACTTCGCGGCCAGCGGCGTCAAGCGTAAAGCTTTTAACGCCCTTGAAATTGCTCAAACTCTCACGCAGCAGTTGAATCTTTTTCACTTTCCTTCCCCCTCGTTCAAATGGTTCTTTCCTCGGTGCCGGCTTTGACAACAATGGCGCCGGCCGCACCAGCGAAACAGCTTTCGTTACAGTAGAACCCTCCATTGAAGAAGACCGAACGATCACCAAAGTAGATCGGGCGTTGGCAGAACGGGTCTGCGCAATGGGCAACGAGATCAAGCGGCGGAGTCGTACGGGGTTGTACTGCGGGGTGCGTGGTATTCATCAGGCACCCCTGCTTTCCGCAATCTCAGATTCGCATGCTCGGCAAATCTGAGTGCCTTTGAAACTGCGAAGATCAACCAAACTGCCGCAGAACTTGCAGCCGGGCGAATACTTTTGCAGGACGATGCGTTGCCCTTCCACAAAGATTTCCAGACCGTCTTTTTCGCCGATACCGAGGGCGGTCCGAAGTTCTTTCGGAAGAACCACCCGACCAAGCCCGTCCACCTGGCGGACAATGCCAGTAGATTTCAACATTTGAATTACCTCCGATTGATTTTGTGTTATAATGAATCCAATAGATTATTTTTTTGTCCCGAAACCTTCCGGCCCCCACCGGAGGGTTTCTTCGTTAGTTGGCTTTCCGCTGCCAGCGTTTTGCGTTCTCGTATACGGCGTACTGCAATACTGCCAGCTTTTCACCAACCGTCAGAGCCATCCAATCACGTCCGATGATTTTCATACTTTTCCACCTCGCTCCTCACTTCAGGTATTTGCTGGACTTGAGTTTGGTCCGATGCTCTTTCCAGACACCGAACCAACTGAAGCCATACGCTTTGCAGAGGACCGCGACATGATGTACAAGTGCTGTGATCGCTTCGACCGATTCGATAATGGCCGCCTTGATGGCCTTCAGATCAGCCTCCGTCATCTGCTCCCGGCGCTTGCTAAGCGGCGCGGCGCCGGTAGCTTCATAGGCTTCCAGCACTTCTTCGCGTGTCTTCCACGCGACCGCTGCTGGATGCAGATCGACGTTGTTGAGCCACGGTATCCATGCCCCACCGGTGACTTCGTTGGCTGCGGCGACGGCCAACTCGGGATCGTCGTAGTGAACCGTCAGGCTCCGCATGACGTCCTTTGGCGGTTTACGGCTGCCCCGGGTGATTTTGCTGACCATGGATCCGCTGATATGGGCCGCAGCGGCCGCCTGGCCTTGCGTCTGCTCGTACTCGTCAAGCTTTGCTTGCAGGACTTGTCCAAATCGCATCTTGTTTATCACCTCCTTGTCAAAATCCTCAGATGCAATAGGACAAGGGGGTTTGTTAAGATATGGATGTACCTGGTACCCCGCACCCCTTTGTCCGCCCACCGATCAGGTGGGCTGTCTTTTTAAATCGCTTCGCCCTTGGCGACCAGTTCTTCGACGATAGCCCAGCCGGCAGCGTGGAATTCGTCCAAAACCTTTTCTATCGCTTCGGGCGTTTGAGCAATGCAATCGTCGCAAACATGGATTGTGACATTACCGAACTGCATCGTTTCGATTACGTTGCCCCACAGGGGCGGATTGCGCTTTTTCTTCACGGCCGCATCCCCTCCTGGGAGATATGTATGCGGCACAGCCAGAGGGACGGGCATTAAAATGTCCTCCTTTATTTATGCGGTTCGTTTCTGATACATCAGCCTGAACGTCTCGCGACCTTTCGGCGTGATAAGCGTCTGGACATCAGCCTTTTCGTTCCTGGCCCATTCCTTCAACTGGAACAGTTCCGGAACGAATTGGGCGTAAGGCTTGATCTTGCCCTTCTGATCGCGGTAAATGAACTTCTTTTCAAGGAGCCAGTTGATGAAATCCGTCTGCCGGATGCGAAGTTCCTTTGCCGTGTCGCGGAAGTTGGTGAGCAAGTTCCGATCGACCAGCGCATCGAAGTAATCTGCTTTCGGTTTGAGAGCCGCGATCTGCTCGTTCTGCTTTCGTACCAGCACCAGAGTCGCGCGAAACGTCATTTTGGTTTGCTCATCAGCGTGCGGCAGATATGTTTCGATGAACAGGTCGTCGTTGGCGACATAACCGCCAGTCCGGCGGATGGTTGGGAGTACTTCACCTGTTACCCAACGCTTGAATTCTTTTGCCTTAGCCTGAATATCTGGGTTGTTGCCTTGTTTGGCGGCGCCAAAGACCAGGCTGTAAAGACCGGATTCGTTGATGAACTTTTTCTGCTGCGTCCTGCCGAGCGAGTCGATGACTCCCCAGACCGTAGAGTCATCTTCGTCAACGTGGTTTTCGATGGCCCTGTGCGGTTTGGCGAAGCCCAATGCTTCTGCCGCTTCCGTCGCCCCGAACCATTCCACGCCGGCCATCACAATCACCGGGAGGTCACCAAAAGTCTGGTGGTTAAAGATTTGTGGTTTGTTCATTGGTTGGCTCCTTTCACGCAGAATTTTGATTGCGCGAAACGCTTAATTTCTGTCGAAAAAAATATTCTGGCTTTTCTCCGAGAGCCTCAGCAACCAAAAAAATATCATCCAAGTACATACGACGACGACCTTTGGAAATATCGTTGTACCAAGATACAGATCGCTTGCAATGCTTTGCTATATGCGTCTTAGTGACGCCTTTTTTCACTCGTGTTTCTTCAATTCGCTTGATAACCGGATTCACGCTATCACCCCCTTCAATTTGCGCGTTTCGCTTAATTTTGATTTTATTATATTTTACGCGAAACGCTTAGTCAAGAATATATTGCGCTTTTCGCGCAAAAACTTATTCATAACGCTTAGTATTGATATTATAAAGTTGATGAGTTGGAGGTGTAGTCGCTTGACACTCGGAGAAAGGCTTAAACAAGCCAGGGAAGAGAAGAGATTTACACAAGTTGAGGTTGCTCGGAAATTAGGAATATCAAATGGAGCAATTTCTGGTTATGAAAGAAATTATCGCGATCCAGATACAGAAACTCTCACGAAACTCGCCGAATTGTATGAAGTTGACGTGGATTACCTATTAGGAATTTCTGATGTTAAGAATAGAGTTGTTTATGGAAGTGCAAAGCTTGAAGGTGAAGGAGGATTTAAAGCTTCTTCTACAAAAGACCCCGGCAACAATTACGCTGCCGGGGAGCACGAATTTATTAAAAAAGCCAGGAAACTTGCTGAGGAACACGGTATGGAGCTAACCGACCCTAAGTTCTTTAATATGTTGGAGGCAGCGTTCGACTTCGCTAAGCGGATAACTCAAAACAAGCAAGAGTAATTCGTTGGCCAGGGTGAAGTCATCTTCTTTAAATGTTTGAACGAATTTCTGGATCTCGTTATCCAAGTCAAACACCGCCTCTTCAATGATTGTATTTGGTCCAAATTCTGACGTTTTGCCATTTTGGTAATTATTGTTGCTCTCATTTTAACGAGAACAAACGTTCTTATCAAGGAAAATATAGGATATTGGGAGGTGTTTCATTGGCTCTCCGAGTAGGGAGGAGCCGAATACCCGAATTACTAGAAAGAAAAGGATGGACTCAAGCAGAATTCGCTCGACGCCTTAACATCTCGGAAGGATTTCTTTCTCAGGTCATATCCGGGAAAAGATACTTTTCGTACCCTACGGCGGCAAAAGCCGCATTCCTCCTGGGATGCTCAATGGAGGAACTGCATGAGATAGAATTCGGGTAATTGGCCGGGCTTCGGCCCCTCCCTCTCGGAGAATATTAGCTTACAGCTAACTTTTAGACGCGACCACCCCTTTTGATTTGTCCAATATTGTAAGATCATTATAGAAAGTTGCATGAAGCATTTACCATGTAATATTTGGATTTGAGCAAGATGTTTAAGCAAGTCCCCGAGCCGATCGGGAAAATAATTCGAGGTAGACCATGCGCTTATTGGTAGCGATTCTTACCCTTATGCTGATCCTGGTTGGATGTGGCGAATCGAAAGAAGAACAAGCCGAAAAACTAAACAAACAAGCAAGCAATCATTATAAGAATGGAGAATTTGAAAGTGCTGTCGAGGTCTATAAAAAATCGTTGGATTTGTATGAGGATTCGGTCATAAGAAAAAGATTATCTGATATTCAAAAAGAAGTTTCTGTTGCTAAGGATGTCTTGATCAAGTTAGACGATCTCAGGGAAGCGAATGAGAATTTGTTTAACGCCCTGACATTTCAGGAAATAGCACGTGCAACCGGAGAGATTGACCGAATTATCAATGATCTTAAAGCATTGGAAGGACCAAGTGACACAGAAATAAAAACCTATTTGCTGAATATAAATTCAGAATTATTTTTTATTCAAAGCCAGAATCTTCTTGTTGATACAGCAGCAAGATTGGGGTCTAGCGATGACCCCGACAAAAAAATTGAACTCTATAAGAAAATTAAACAGTTTTTAACCGAAATGCCAATTCCTAAGTTTTATGAAGAACTTAAATATTGAGGAGGTCTCTCCTATGCGCTACCGAATCCAAGTCGATCGCGGCCCGCTGACCAGAATCGTCATCTTTAAGCCGGACGAGGCGCACTTGCCGGACAGCCAGAAAACGTATTTCACCGCATTCTCTATGGGGCTGCTCGGCGATGACAATACAGATTTCCTTGAACCTGACGATCTTTTTGTTGAGGGTGGCCGTGTCGGTGTTGATCTGGATTGTCTGCAAGCCCGACTGGGGCATTCTGACCTTAGCCGGCTTATTATGCCCGCTGAAACTTTCAGGAAGTTCTTAGATGACTATAAAAACAAGCAAAACGAAGAATGAGACCCCTCCGGGGCTTTTCTTTTAAAGGAGATATTAACATGGCATTTCTGATCCTAAATGACGCAGCATCTTGTAATCGCAGACTGAAGCTAAACCTTCAACTCTTTGCCATGGGTGGTTTTTCACTGGACCCTAACGGACAATATTGCGCGTACCTCCGCAAATCCCGCGCCGACCTGGAAGCTGAGGCCCGCGGCGGCGAGGATACATATAAGACGCACAAACGCATTCTCTTTGATCTGCAAAAACGTTTGGGCATCACCATTTCGGAAATCTACCAGGAAAGGCCGGCAACATCCGGGGAGCGCATTTCAGAACGTCCGCAAATGATGCGGCTGCTTGCAGATGTCGAGGATGAGAAATGGGACGGCGTGCTGGTCGTTGAAGTCGAACGTTTGGCCCGCGGCGACACGATGGATCAAGGTATCGTCGCTCAGGCTTTCAAATATTCCAACACCCTCATCATCACACCAATGCGGATTTATGACCCGAAAAACCCGGATGATGAGGAATATTTCGAATTTGGCCTTTTCATGTCCCGGCGCGAGTTTAAGACGATCACCAGGCGTTTGCAGGGCGGCAGAAAAAATGCGGTCATTGACGGCCGTTTTGCCGGCAATACGCCGCCTTACGGATACCGGAGGGTAAAACTACCGGGTAAGGGTTACACGCTCGAACCGGACCCCACTGAAGCTCCTATCGTGCAGCTTATTTTTTCACTTTATACGGACCCTGATCCGGAGAAGCGCATGGGAACCGCACGGATCGCAAGATACCTGAATGAAACATTGAAGGTGCCCACGAGAAAAAATTCGGAATGGATCGTGGCGACTATAAACGGCATTCTGCGCAATCCGACGTACATCGGACGCGTAAGGTGGATGTCCCGTCCCCAAGTGCGTAAAAAGGCCGGGAAAAGCCGCCCGCGGGCCCCGAGAGAGAATTGGATCGAGGTCAAAGGGTTACACCCACCCCTCATAACTGAAGAGGTTTTTAACCGTGCCCAGGAGCATCTAAGCAGCAAGGGACATATCCGTTCAGTAGCCGGCAAAATATCAAACCCGTTCGCCGGGCTCATCCGCTGCGGCGTGTGCGGATCTGCCATCATCAGAAGACCGTATAACGGGAAGATTCCAGACATGCTAATATGCTCGAGACAAGGCTGTACAAACGTGGGATCGTATCTGTATCTTGTAGAGCAAAGCGTCCTGAAATTCCTCAAGGAATGGATTAAACGATACAGCGCACAATGGGAACGGCGCCGGCCGTCTGGCATAAAGAGCGACGAAATGAAAATCAAGGCAATCGAAAGTTCGATCGAAGCGCAAAGGAGACAGCTCGAAAAACTGTATCAGCAACGATCCAACCTTCATGACCTGCTCGAGCAGAAAGTTTATACAGTAGAGGTGTTCATGGAGCGCTCCGTGGAACTGAAGAACAAGATTCAGGAGGCCGAGGAAGGGATCCGAAAAGCGGAGGAAGAATTGGAGATCGAGCGGAAACGAATTTCTGCCAAAACGGAGATCATCCCGCGAGTCAAGGAAGTGCTCGCCGTTTATTCAAAAACGGACGACCCGGCCAAGAAAAACGCCATGCTTAAATCCATCATTGAATCAATCACGTACCAGAAGGATGTCGGCGGCAGATGGTCAGGCGCCCACGATAAATTCACGCTATCCATCAACCCCAAACTGCCGAAATAG